ATGGCACGAAAAACCCCCCCACTAACTATTACGGAGATCAAAAACGCACGACCAGGGGAAAAGGAATATACCCTGCAGGATGGCGGAGGATTATTTCTTCTGGTGAAGCCCTCCGGATCAAAAATCTGGCGTTTTACGTACTACCGCCCGGCAGATAAAAAACGGACTATTATCAGCCTTGGATCGCTAAATGATGTTTCCCTGTCTGATGCCAGAGAGCGACGGAATGAATACAGGTCACTCATAGCAAAGGGAACTGACCCACAGGACTACGAACGCCGGAAACGTGAAGCAGAGAGCAGGAAAAAGGGCAACACGTTCGAAAAAGTTGCCTCGGACTGGTACGAGATGAAAAAAGGCCAGAATCTGGCTTACAACACGATTAAGGATATCTGGCGATCCATGGAAAAATACGTATTCCCGTACATCGGAAAAACGCCAATAGATACCCTCACCGCTCGCCGCTTTGTCGAGATACTCACCCCCATTAAAGCGCGTGGCAACCTGGAAACTCTGAAACGCGTTTTACAACGCATCAATGAAGTGATGGATTTTGCTGCCAACAGTGGGCTGATTGACATCAACACCGCAGCGAACGTCCGCAAGGCATTCCCTTCTCCCACTAAAAAGCATATGCCAACCATCCGACCGGAACAGCTACCGCAGCTAATGCACGATTTATCGGTCGCCAGCATAGAACGGCAAACCAGATTGCTGATTGAGTGGCAACTGCTGACCGTAGCACGCCCAGCCGAAGCAGCCGCCGCACGCTGGGAAGAAATAGATCTCGATGCCGAAACATGGACGATTCCAGCCGGACGCATGAAGATGCGCCGTGACCATGTGATCCCTCTTTGCGGTCAGGCGATGGCTGTACTGGAAACAATGAAGCCAATCAGCGCACACAGGGAACATGTTTTTCCCAGCCTTAAAAATCCAATGCTGCCAATGAGCAGCCAGACCGCTAACGCTGCATTGCGCCGGATGGGATACGCTGGTGTGCTGGTGTCTCACGGATTACGCGCCATATTCAGTACAGCAGCGAACGAGGAAGGATTCGAGCCGGACGTAATCGAGGCCGCACTCGCACACGTGGACACGAACGAGGTAAGGCGAGCATATAACCGAAGTAACTACCTGGAAAAGCGCGTGGTGCTTATGCGCTGGTGGGGGGAATTTGTAGAGGCCGCAGCTACCGGAGTGACCATAGCCAGTGGTAAAAGGGGTATCCGTGCCGTGTAACTGTACAAAAAAACAGTATAACCAGTGCAAACCATGCCAAACCATCGTATAATCCTCTATCTCCTCAACAGACAAGGAAAAACCCGACTCATGAGAAATCGAGATTTATTGAAATGGTCTGGCACGAAAAATCATCCAATGTCTGCGGTGAAGGACTGCAACTGGCGTTAATGGCAAATCATGAATTCTGGTCAACATACGATCCGGAAGACAAATCAACAGCCCCCACAAAACACGAGGTAGTCAGTTTTTTACGCTCGCGTGGCGCATCGAAAAATCTGGCTGAAAGCATCGACAAGGTGCTGAGACCCACCAGCCTTAAATGTGGTGGACGACCTAAGAAGTGGAAGCGGTAATCACAATAGCGGCCCCTTGCGGTCGCTATTTTTTTTGCAAAAAGAAAGCGTAATCAATGAGATAAAAACAGTGAGTACCGTTTTAAAACGGTGAGTACTGTTTTTCCCGCCCTGCCCTGTTTTACCGTATTTATCACCGGAATACGCCGGATTAACGAGGTAAAACACGATGGAAGTAATCAGAAAAATTCTTACCCGTCAGGAAGTAAAAAATATTCTGCGCATCAAGGCAGACAGTTCGCTACAGGACATGATCAGCGCCGGAAAATTCCCGAAAGGCTTCAAAATCGGTCTGCGCCGTGTTGGCTGGTATGAAGATGAGGTGCTGGCCTGGCTGAAAGAACGCGAGGAAGAAGCGCGCGGAACGGCTGCGTAATGGTGTTAGGTGTAACGCAATGAACATAACAAAAAGCACCCCGTTGCCGGAGCGCCCTTGTGAACAATTAACCTGCTGCGAAAAAAATGGATCAGTGCAGGGGAATTATATCAACCGTGTGACGAAGCGCCACAATTGCCGGATAACAGGCAAAACAAAGGCCACCTGCTACGGTGGCCATTCGACACAAGCTACACGTTATCCCCAACGCATGAGCATTGCCAACAATGCCACATTTGCGGCTGGTGGGCAAAGCGTAACCGGAAAAAAATTCCGGTGGGCTATTTTATCTTGTGCTGTCGTAGGTAACGTCTCACACCTGGTATTTTTTCGCCAGTATCGGGGTTAATAGCTTGAATTTTTTTATCGTACAAATCTACTCTAACTATTTTCCCATGTTCGTTTTTTCCATAAACATACTCTAACTCAGGGAAATAGTGAGATGCGTGAAGAAAATAGTTGTGTTTTAAATTTGCATATTCAAAAACTAACTTAGCATCAACACATATATATTTGTGACCGCCATGAATATCCATATAAAAATGATCTTCGTGTGTTGTTATTCGTTTTTGTTTATTAACAGGATTATCAGATGATTCCTTTCTCTCTTCATACAACTTAGCCCGTTCGGCCTCTTCTTGTGCAATTCTTCTGGATGCCTCGGCTCTAATTTTGTCGTGTGAATTTTCTGAAATAAATAATTTGGTAAGAACGTAAATGGATAAAATTACGATCGCAATGAAAATGACGAATCCCATAATCATTAATCTCCTATGTAATCTTTGGAGTCGCAACTCCTCTGGTTGCGACATTAGTGATAGTTATCCCTTTGGCTCAATTCCGCGCCGTAGCAGTTCTTTGCGCCCTAACTCTTTAAGCCAGTTGGCAAGACTTACTCCATCGTTACTGGCTTCGTTATCAAACTGCTCCTTCAATTCAGGGACTATACGCATATGGAATGGTGGGGCCTTTCCTGTGCCTTTTTGTTTTTTATCGCGCTTAATAACTGTTGACATGTGTACACCTATAGCGTTATGTTTTGGTTCGTTAGGTGTACACCTTAACACGTGTACATCAAAAAACGCAACGCCCCGCAGTGGTGGCACACATGCAGGGCGTCTAACCACCAACGATAGAAAGAGTATCGAGGCAGCTATGAGAAATCATACCACACACCCGCAAGGGCGGGACTCGCACAACCTGAATAAATATATCTGGCGTTTTATCGCCCTGAGTACGGCACAACCGCGCGTGATTACCATTGAGGCCACCAGCGAACAGGAAGCACGCCAGCAATCCCCGGCTGGCTGCGTGATGGTATTCGCCGCCCGTATTCGTCAGGGGGTGAGCCATGTGCAATAACACCCGTCCGGACGCAGCCGCCGAAGCTATCAGAACGCTGATGCACGCGCTGATTAATATTTCATGCACGGCAGCAACCGCGGAAAAACACATTAGCAGAGAGCCGGAGTATACAGGGGCAATAATCCCCCATTCGCTGGCCTACGCACAGCTTACCGCTGATATGGCACTGAATGAGGCTAAAGCCATCCTGATTGCTGATTGTGAAAATGGGGGGGTTATGCGTGATGATCGTTTTAATGCCCTGAAACAGGAATTTGATGGCGCACCAGAACACACCGGCGATGCGTTGTTATGCGTTGCCGACATGATGAAAGCCGCATTTTTCCTTATCAGTACCAGTGGCTACAGGGCAGAGGGTGTGGATATTCTCAATATTGCGTCGGACTATGCGGAATATGTTGCAGAGGCGCGTTACAGAAGAAAATTCCCGGAGGTGGTGAGCCATGAATGAAATCCCTTTCGATGTTCTTATTCATTCTGAGAATGCATTAAATCGGGCACTGGAAATGAAAGCGGTATTAATTAAATTAACCGAAGTTCATGCCGAACAGGGGGGGATTTATTTTCTGCTTTCAGCACTCTGTTAACCCCGGTTATTGATGAATTAAACGCGGTTATGGAAATACACAACAAGACCCGCGCAGAGGAATAAAAACCATGAAACAGAAAAATTCTGGCTTTACTGCCAGCGGCCCCGCTCGGCCTGAAATCCGCCCCGGCGATATTTTCAGGGATAACTACGGCGGCACGGTAACGATTAAAAGCGTGGCGGGACGATGCGTTACTTACCGCCGTGATGGGTACAGCTATGACTGCGTGATGCCTGTTTATCAGTTCCGGCGCGATTTTTCACTGGTACAGGCCACACCACGCAAACAGCCCACCAGTAACGCCAGGGCACGGGCGAACATTCAGAAAATGAAAAACATGATTAACGCATTCAGGGGCAAAAAATGAAACTGGCACCGAACTTAAAAAACAGCCGCACGACAAAATGACCGAAGTCATTATTTTTGCGGGTAGTGATGCCTGGGCGCACGCGAAACAATGGCAGGAACAGGACGGGCGACTTGCTGGCGACAATGTTCCGCCTGTATGGCTGGGAGACAGCCAGCTTGACGAACTGGCAGACCTGAAAATCATCGATGATGGTCGCTATTGTGTCCGGCTATACAAGGCAGGCCACATCAAGCCGTCAAATATTAATGCCATCGGGCAAAAACTGGCGGCGGCAGGTGTACGGGATGCGAATTATTACCCTGAGGGAATGCACAGCCAGAAGCTGGAGAACTGGCACGACTACCTGCAACGGATCCGCGAACAGGCAGAGCGCGGGGAAATACTTACTGACGAGCAATACAGCCAGCGAAAAACCACGCTACCAATGAGTATTGGATCTGCAGGGTACGACACACAGCTTGATTATGTCGTTAAGGGCGTGATTCCGGCTAATTCATTGTGTAGCACATACGGCGCGAGCGGTTCCTATAAATCATTCCTCGCGTGTTCCTGGGCGTGTCATGTTGCCACGGGTCGCCACTGGGGAGGCCGCAGGGTGGCGCATGGTTCGGTGATGTATGTCGTCGGTGAAGGTGGCATTGGTGTCCCTCGTCGTATCAAAGCATGGGAAATCGTTAATGATGAACGGGTGAAAAATCTGTACCTGGTAAACCGCCCGATTTTTCCGGCGGTCCCGCTTGATGTTGATGAAATGGTCATCGCTTCCCGTCAGGTTGAACGGGAAACGGGTAAACCGGTACGCATGATTATTCTGGACACGCTGGCGCGTTGCTTTGGCGGTAATGATGAAAATGACGCGCGGGATATGGGGGCGTTTATCCGTGGATGTGACGAACTGAAGCGACGCACAGGGGCCACGGTACTGGTGGTTCACCATTCCGGCAAGGATGAAACAAAGGGGGCGCGTGGTTCCAGTGCATTTCGTGCATCTCTGGACGCTGAATACCGTATTCGCCGGGAAGGTGCAGACAGTGAAGCCCTGGTTATCTCCTGTACCAAAATGAAGGACGCGGAGGAACTTAAAGAGGCTGCATACGATTTACGCGTGGTGGAGCTTTTTACCGACGCTGACAAGGAGTTAATCACGTCGCTGGTGGTTGTGGATAAGCCGCGCCCACCTGTTGAACTGGAGCGCATCGAGGAAGCCGGGAACAAGACGGAGAATCATGCCGCGCTATGGGGCTGTATCCGTTCACGCACACAGCGCGGCGATAAATGCACAATTCCGTTGTTGCGCGATGATATGAAAAAGCTGGGGTATGAGATGAAACACTTCCGGCGCTGGCTGTACAAGCTGGAAGGTGATGGCGTTATTGCTATTGACGGTGATGACGTGCGCCCACTGTAAAAAGTGGGTAGTAAAAGTGGGGAGTGTGGGGAATTTAACAAAATTGAAACGCGATTCCCCACTTTCCCACCTGTATATACCCCAAAAAGTGGGGAATAAAAAATACATTGAAAAACATCACGTTAGAATCACAAAAAAAGAAGTGGGGAGACGTTGGGTAATTTCAAAAAGTGGGTAGTAAAAGTGGGGAGCAGTGAGGAATGACCAGAAAAAGCAGAGATAAGACAGCGCCAAAATATCGCGCATTAGACATGACAGAGCACGCCTTAAAGGTGGCAATCAGAACGATAGACCGCCACGCCGGGGAAGGATACGCGAAAGCGCATCCTGAACTGATAAGCGCATTCATGACCACAGCGGCGGCAAACTTTGCCACGCTGACAGAACGGGAGATTGCCGAAGCGGAACAGGTGACAACCATCAACGTTAAAACCGGAGAGCAGACAGCATGACAGCACAGATAGCGGCTTACGGGCGGTTGGCGACTGACCCGCAGTTAAAGACCACCAGCAAAGGGACACAAATGGCGATGGCGAGTATGGCGGTTCCCCTGCCGTGCAGCCAGGCAGATGACGGAACGGCGACGATGTGGTTATCCGTCCTGGCGTTTGGCAGACAGGCCGACGCACTGGCAAAACACCACAAAGGCGAACTGGTGAGCGTGGCGGGTAACATGCAGGTAAGCCAGTGGACAGGCCAGAACGGCGAAGCGCGGCAGGGCTGGCAGGTTATCGCAGACAGCGTAATCAGTGCCAGAACGGCGCGCCCGGGCGGCAAAAAAGGCCAGCAGAGCCAGGCCACTGACGCGCTGAACAGGGCAAAACAACAGGCGGGTAATGATGATCCGTACGGGGATAACATACCGTTTTAAGCAACGAGTGACAGAAGCCGGGATTTTTCCCGGCTTTTTTGTGCGCAAAAAAAATCCCCCGGGATGTGGTTCCGGGGGATTTCATGCCGCTAACGTGATTAATGCTGAATGAGTCTGTGGTACAAGGAGTAAAACCACGGCATGATAATTTCATGATTTGCAACAACAGTCAATATCATTGCAAAAAATGCAACGATGATTAAAATCATGACTGACTTTTCGTTATGTTTGTTTTTAGTCAAAGAGGAATCTCATTTATGGGAACACAGAAGCCGGGCGGTGTATCCGTGTACATCAGCCCCGATATTATCGCCGCACTTAATGCGCGCTTTGAGGAGAACGCAGAGGCAGGAAAAAAATCGGCCTTGATCCGTTGTGCATGGTGAAGCCGTCAGTCGGCTGGATGGTACGCAGTCATTTACGCGCTGCGCTTGGTATGAATCAGCCTCATGGGGGTGAGTAATGACAGATAAGGCGCAACCACTGAACACAAACCAGCTTTTTTCCTATCTGAATCGTCCTGATGTTGATGATTTTAAATTCAATCCGCTGTTTACCACGTTATTTTTCCCTAACGTCGCAACCTTCGATACACAGAAGATTATGTTAGATGATCTGGAAAATGACGAAGTAACCATGTCGGCATTTTGTTCGCCGATGGTGGGTAGTCAGGTTCAGCGTGATAAAGGGTACGAAACAAGCATTATCCAGCCTGGCTACATGAAGCCAAAACACGAAATCGATCCATCAAAAACCATTATGCGTGTTGCTGGTGAAGATCCGGCAGCACTCAACAGCCCGTCTTATCGTCGCCTCCGCCTCATTACCGGCAATCTTCGCCGTCAGGTAAAAGCCATCAAAGCCCGTGTTGAATGGCTGGCGGTAAATGCAGTCACTACCGGAAAAAATATCATTGAGGGCGAAGGCATAGAACGCTACGAAATCGACTGGAGGATGCCAGCAAACTGCATTATCCAGCAGGGGCCAGGGAAAAAATGGTCTGAGCAGGATAAAGAGACGCATGATCCGACAGATGATATTGAACTGTATACCGAACAGGCTGAGTGCCCCGCGAACGTCATGATTATGGGGGCGAATGCCTGGCGATTGTTACGCAGCTTTAAAAAATTCCGGGAACTTTATGATTTGTCCCGGGGGTCAGAGTCTGCGGCAGAGCTGGCGTGTAAAAACCTGGGCGAAGTGGTGAGCTTTAAAGGCTACCTGGGAGATCTGGCGCTTATTGTTTATTCCGGTAAATACACCGACAGCGACGGCACAGAAAACATTTTCTTGATCCTGATTTGCTTGTTCTGGGGAACACCAGCAATAAAGGACTGGTAGCCTATGGGGCAATTATGGATCAGGACGCGGTAAGAACTGGCACAACACGAAATATGTACTACCCGAAAAACTGGATTGAGCCAGGCGATCCGGCGATTGAGTACGTGCAGACGCACAGCGCACCGCAACCGGTTCCGGCAGATATCCGCAAATTTGTTACCGTGAAAATTGGTTAACGGGGGATTTTTATGGGCGTTCCATATATTGAATTATTTTCCGGTACACAGCAGGTTTCCACTACGCTGGTGCACTTTGCCGCTGATGCCGGAGCTATTCCCGAGTTTACCCCGCTGATGATGACGGAGAACGGCGAGTTTAAGGCGTGGGACGGTCAGGAATCAGGCAAGGCCATTTATCTGACCTCCTACCCCCTGGACACGGCAAAGCAAAAATCCGCACAGTGTTACAAGACAGGGATTTTTAATATTGCCGCCGTTAACTGGCCTGAAAGCGTCACTACAGACGTGAAGAAATGCGCAGCTTTTGCGGGGTCAGGTATATCAGTTCAGCCACTGGCGCGATAATTACGGGGGGGGATATGCCAAAGAATGAAGCCGTTATGTCGTTAATGCTTGCCAGAAAATTTCCTGTTGAAGCCAGGGCAATGGCAGATGAAGGGATGCCGCTTTATGAAGCCAGAAGTAATCTTGAGGCTCTGGATAGGCAGGATAAAAATCGCGTCAACGCTATCATGGCTCTGAGTGACGCACCTGAATATCAGCCGTTATTGCGTGGCATGGCTAGCGTCTCGCGTCTTGATGCAGATATGGCGAGCGAACTACTAAGCGCAATGATGAAACAGGATGCGACCATTTATGCAGATGCTGGTTATGCAGGTGAAGGTTATGATACGGATACCATCGATCGCATACTGAAAAACATCTGAGAAAGGCCGGAGCAATCCGGCCTTTTTTTTCACGGGTCCTTTCCAGGATCTGAAACACCGGGGGTACGTGTACGCGCAAAAACGCGCTATTTATGACACTTTCCGGGAAGGGTACACCACCACCACTTGATTAATATTTAATCATGCGATTAAGGTAACATTATGAATAATAAAGATTGTTTTGTGAGTCAGCAGGAAATAGCAGAACATTTCAAGGTCAACAGAACCACTATTCGCGCATGGACCAAACAGGGCATGCCGTATCTTGATGCGGATCGCGGAAAGTCCGGCGGTTATCACATCGGACACACATTATTCTGGTGCATGGGTAAAAGCCATCTTGAGGCTATTGAGCACCATGGAGAAACCAGCGCACTGGAAAAGATTATGGTTGCCAGGTTGATTTCATCAGAGCGCGACGAGTCTTTCAGTGAAGAAACAGAACAGCGATTTGATAATGGTCTGCAGATTTACGGCTACTCACCGGAAGACGTGAGCAAGGCACGAAATAAAATGGCCGGCTTTCTGGCTGGGTGGCGTCATGCCGTAGCCGTTCGCCGTGAGCATCTGCAACAATCTGTAGTTACAGAGCAGGAAAGCTAATAAGTATGCAATACAACAACCGCGTATTTTTGTTAAACCATTTGATTTAATTGGCATTTTCGGAACCATAACATCAAAAAAACGCCCTCAGGTTGTTGTATTGTTTTCAGTTTTCTCTTAGTTATCAAATGGATATAACAAACAATTAAACAACAACCACCCTTCCGAAAAATCTCATAAACAGCGCGTTTTTGCGCGTATGGCTACCCCCGGTGTTTCATTTTCCAGGAAGGACCCGCCACAATTACGACATTGTTTCCTATCACCACGGAGGCCATGACAATGACCGAAGCCGAAATGCTGAAAATGATTCGCCGCGTTACCGGAGCCAGCCAGGCAGCAGGCAAACAGGAGGCCACGCAGCCGGACAGCGTGATAGCCGGAAATTACGCGCGTGTGGTGGCTGAGGTGATGCGCCGTGACGGTATCGAGCTTAACGGCGTGGATATGCGCAACATACGCACCAGAGTTCTGGAGATGTTGTCGTACCGTCGCCGCGTGCAGATGTACCAGGAGAAAGAAAAATTACGTACCAGTGGAAGAAGCCGGAGCGGTTACGGCGATAAATATTGGTGGGAGGGGCGGATCAAATCCTTGCAACCCCGGCTGCCCAGGACCGCCCGCCTACCCTTGTTCACATCGCCGCAGGTTCGAAAACTTTTTTTTGGGAAGGTGTGCACGGGATTGATAGATGAGGTCTATCTATAA